GATAGTTCAGTTAATGAGGGGTAGGTAGCAACTGCGGCAGAAACAATCTTCTTTGAACCATCTGTTATTAAAATCTCCGAGGCAGTTAAGTAAGAACCTGTTATTGAAGTGGCAAATGTTGGTGTAGTTAACGGAGCCTTTAATGCGAGTGCATCAAAAACAGCATTGCCAGAAGGAGCAATTGTTGTATGTCCGTCCGTAATATTGTCTTCTACTTGAGAAACTATATCGGTTGTCATCGCAAAGGTTCCATCCTTTGCAGGCATTGTATTCGTATATGAAGTGGCAGAAGTATTGGCTACTGAAATAGTATTCACTCCAGTAGAAGTACCCTTCATCGCTATCTTATCTTTATCAAAGGTTTTAAGTGCGGTTACGGTTTGTGCTGTTCCAAGCAACATATCGCCACTACCAGCAACTGACTGCCAGCTACAAGTTCCATCGCCATCTTCTCTTAAGTATTTAGTTCCACCTGCCTCATTAGTTGAAAGAATTGCTGTTCCCTCGTGGGTATGGACAGCGGCGGCACCACCTATATCTGACAAAACTTCTGAGTAACTTTTACCTTCTAAGCCATTTGCAGTAAACTTAGCATAATCGTTATCAGCTACATCGGCAGCGTCAATTTTTACATAATTAGTATTTGCAATTCCATAAGTTCCATCTCCAGTATTAGCACCTGATACCGATACTGCACCAGCTCCGATTGTTAAGACAGAACTATTCGCGACATTCCCCGTAAGGGTAACTGTTCCAGTATTCACGGTTAATGCAGTTGTTAGTGTTGCATTAGTTACCGTTCCAGCATTTCCCGTTACACTTCCTGCAATTGCATTGGTTGCCTCTAAATCTACAAACCAACCCTTAGTTAGTCTTGTTCCTGTTGAACCCAAACTAACGGCTCCCAAAATATCTCCAGTCATCGTTCCGCCAGATAACTTTAGATAATTGGCATCTAAAAATTCTTGATTTATAGGAATTTGCCAATGTGAGTCTTCATCTCCTTGATAATATAAAACACAGGTTGTGTTTTGGCTTCCACTAACAGTATTAAAATAAACTTTTCCAACCAAACGAGAACCAGCTGCTGGTGTATAATCAGTTGATAGCGTAGAATATACCCTTAACCTTGCCTTTGATGTAACCAATTCACTAAGATTTGAAGTGGCTATTAAGACTTCAGATGTGTCTGCTTTTCTTTCATAAAAACGCCAAAATACTCTAACGGCTCTATTACCAGCAGTTTTTTCCGCAAATATATTTAAATCATAAACACCAGCTTTTAATAATTCAAAAGTAAGGGCAGCTGGCGAAATCCATTCCTCAATTAGAGTGTCTGCTTCCGCATCTACAGAAGCACTAACATTGGCAGTTGCCAATGCACTTGCAGTTATTGAGCATTGCTTATAAGCAGCCACATCTCCATCTGCGGCATCAAGCATATAGAATCTGGAACCGACTTTCAAGACTGAACTATCTACATATTCTTTATCAACCAATTGATGTTGGTCTGTAAAATCAGCGTGAGCATCTTCGTATAATGGAAAGCCATTTATAATCGTCTGTGGGGTGGTCTGGTCCAAAGCCAAACAAGATGAATTAGCCGCATTATCGCCAGTATTCGTCCCAGAAACAGAAGCATCTAATGGGACCGTAAGTGTCTTTGAAGTAGTTCCGCCGGCGATGGTAAAACCAACTAAGGCTGAAGTAAATGTGAGTCCATTAACTGTTGTAGGAGTTATACCTCCCAAAGATAAAACAATCTCTGGTGTAGACCCAGGGTTAGTAACTGAACCGACTATTCCATCAGAAGCAGATATAGTAACCATTGTAACCGAGCCTAATCCTATTTCTGCTGGTGTGGCATTTTCAAAACTATCTGTTCCAGTTTTACGAATAAACTCTCCTAATCCAGAAATTGGCAGGTCAAAAAGACCTGTTACCATTGAAATTTCCGAACTGGTACTAGCTTCTCCCTGGGGCGAAATATAACTCATCTTATAAAATTAACTTTGTATTGGGAAACAACTCCTTATATTTTTTCTCCAATCTTTCTTTATAGATATTATAATCACGGACCTTCTCACTAAGAACCTTTTCTTCTTTAACGATTCTTTGGTGGGCGATATTTTCTGCTTCTTTAATTTCTGCAAGAGTATTATCTTCTGCGGAAATCCTTTTATTCATTTCATCTATATAAGAAATATATAAATCAAAAGACCTTTCTGCTCGAGAAAGAATTTCTAAATCTTCTCCAATAGATTTATTAAATGTCTTTTGTATATCACACAACTCTTTTTCAAGTTCGTCAATAGAACTATTAAGTAAAACTTCTTTATCGTGAAGTTCAGATACCAACATTGCGGCTTCGGAAGATTTACCACGAACAATAGTTTCCTCCTGAGAAAGGGCATTCATTGCGAGCCTCTTTTCTAATTGCTTAGAAGCAATATCTTTTAATATCGCCTCGTATCTTTCTCTTCTCATATTTAATTATTTAGCGATTTATAATTCTATAGTTTACAAATCCGCTGCACTGGACTGCTCCACCTAATGAGATTGTAAAGGCTTCATCTGCAGTACACTTTAATACACCCTCTTCGTCGTGCATTATATTTTCAATTGTATAACCTTGATTGGCGGTTAATGAATATGCCCCAGTAATTGCGGTAGAACCACTCTTAATTGTCATTGTAACCGCAGAATTTGGCACAAGATTTAAGTGGTCGATTACAATGCTTCCACCGTCTGTTGGGGCAGCAATTACTATATTGTCTCCTGCAGAAGAAAAACTAACAACCGCTCTTTGTGTTTTATTTACAAACATATTATGTTATTTTAAATTATTTTTTAAAGTCAGTTTGATAGGCAAACCCTTTCGGGGAGGGCTCTGCTAATTAGAGAACCCCCGAGAGAAACTATTTCTAAGCGGCAATTATCTTGTTAACAACGCACTCTAATTCTCTAATTCTTTTTGATTGTAATTTAATAAGTGTCCCGTGTTCGTGATTATTAGCAGAAACGACTGCCAAATTTTCTATTCTATTATCATTTCTAATTCCATTAAGGTGGTGAACATATTCATCTTTATTTAATTTTCTTTTAAGAAAATTTTCTATTACATATCTATGCTCAAATATATTCTTCCCATTAATTCTAAGTGTAACATAACCAGTTTTTAATAAGTGTTTTCCACCCCTCCAGTTAGAACACTTGTCCCCAGATGGCATAACCCCCTTTAGTCCCATATTCCACGATAATCTCTTTCTTTTTGGAATACCATATCTTTTAAACCATCTAAATGGTTCAAATTTATTTACCCCTCCCAGAATAGCAATTTCTGAAATAGGTAATCTTTTTATTAAATATAAATATTCTAATTCTTTCTTTGATAGTTTAAATTTTCTTTTTGACATAATTTTGTAGATTAAAATTACGGTTTTGGTTGGTGGGGAGAGAATCTACCCCTCCCCACTCTTTATAACTAACGTAACCAAATAGGCAACATTATTTTATGCTGCTATCTTTTTATTTACTACCCACCAGTTGGCACCATCACTTACGATAGTGATACTGTCATATTGTGCGTCAACTTCGGCATTTGTCGCGGCACCATCAATGGTTTCTGCACCTGGGGTATCAATCGTAACGGCAGCTGCATCGGCAGATGTCTTTTTGATTGTATACCATAATCCAGCGGTTCCAGAAACGGCAGGTAATGTAAGGGTTCTAGCAATTGTATTGCCAATTGTATAGAGACCACACATTGCTACTGTTAGAACTGCGGCACCATCGGCACCGGCAGTAATTTGTCCATATGAAGGAGCGGTAAGTTGTACTTGACCAGCAGTACCAGGAACTAAGGTGATATCACCATTAGCACCATCGGTAATTGTGATTGTAGCAGAACTTGTTCCTCCATTTGTTTCGAGAACTAAATCATACGCACCTTGCGAAGATATAAGTCCTGAAGCGGCACCAGTACCAACTAAGATACCAGCAAATGTTGCGTCAGCAACACTATCCCAACCAATTGCGAGATGTTGAGTTGCTGTTCCAGCCTTATCGGCATAGAATACCAATGCACCATCTGGATTAGCGGCAGCAGCATCTTTTAATACACAGTCAATTCTGCCATATACCTCTTCGGCATCAGCATCGTCTTGACCAGTAAATAAGATACGAGAGATAACATCTCCAACCGCTTCAGCACCAGCACCTGGTGTATGATTGAATTTCAATACGGCACCAAGGGCACCACCAGTAGTTGAATTTAATTCCAACATACCACCAGCAGAAGCACCACTTCCAGTTATCTGTAAAGCGGCAGCAGTAGAATCCTTTGCGTTAATATAAACACAAACAGGATTACTTGACATTGTTCCACCGGCATTGGTGAATACGGCAAGATAAGAAGTGGCAGCGGCAGGAGTTCCTGTAGCAGACACTCTTAATATGGCACCACCAGCAGCGGTAGCACCAGAACCAGTAATTTCGGCAACTGCCTTTGTAGAAGCCTTAACTCCAGAACCTGTAATTAAGACATCAGAAACAGAGGTAGAAGCAGAAGCGATGTTAAGTGCCTTGGCACCAACACCAACAGAGGTTATTTTAACAGCATCTCCAGTTGGAGCGGCAGTTCCTCCGTCAACCATCAATACTTCTAAACCAACAGTGCTATCGGTACAAGTACCAGCAGTATTGGTAGAGGTATTCATTAACTTTAACACTGAACCAGCAGCGGTTAGGGTAAATGTATCACAATTAGCAATATTTGAACGGCTAATTAATAATGTATCATAATCTAACGAAGCACTGGCAGTTGTTTGTGTAACCGAAGAAGTAATAGAGGCAAGGTTCCCAGTTTTGGGAGTTGCACTTATATTACCATTTTCAGTATTAACAATCTTTAACAATTCACCAGCAGCGAATGTTTCGGCACTATTGGTAATTTGTAAAGCGTCTCCAGTTGTAAGTGCGGTACAGGTAATATCTAAAGCATCACCAGTTGTAGAGGCAGAAGCAATCGTTAATCCAATTGTACCAGCGGCAGAAGTTGTAATCGTGGTTGCACCATCGGCGGCAACAGAAAATTCATCTGCGGCACCATCATAACACTGAATGTATTTACCAGCAAATGAAGCGGCAGAAGTATCTAAGTGTAAGAGTACACCGGTAGTAACTGCGTCAGCATTTACATCAATAACATTTTTGTCGGTAGCAGCATCAGCAACAATCGTTAGTGCAGCACTATCGGCAGTGTTTGTAATAGATACAACACCGTCTGTCATAGTGAAATCACCAGCGGTAATAGATAAAGCGGCAGTACCAGTTGCTGAACCAGCAATTACAGTAGCACCATCATCTCCAATGGTTAAGACATCTGAGCCGTCTTCAACACAGGCTACAAAATAACCAGTTGTAAGACCTGCATCTGTAGTAACTAATCTCAAAATGTCTCCATCAGTAAGACCATTACAAGTAACAACAACCGCAGAACCAGTTGATAGACCTGAACTAGTCAGGGCTAAAATGGTTTCATTGTCATTGTCTGTAAGACCAATTTTACCATCAGAGAATAAAATATCTCCTGCGGTAATTGTAAGTGCAGTGGCATCAGCACCCCCAGTAATTACTAGGGTAGAACCAATTGTAACGGCACCGGTTGAAGTTGTAGCAATAGAGACTGTTCCAGCTCCAGTTGCTTCTAAATCCAAATTGGCGGCAGATGTTAAAGTGGGACCAACAAAAGAGGTTCCAGTAATAGCACCGGCGGCAGATACTGACCACGTAGAACTAGTACCAGTAATATCATTACCAGCACCAGCATTCGTGAATAGTACAATTGGACCACCAGAAGCGGCATCGGCATTTAAAGCCAATGTAGCGGTGTCTTGATTGACACCATTTAAAGTTAACGCACCAGCGTCAACAGTGATGGTTCGACCATCATCATATCCATCATTCAAACTATAATTAATAAGGGAACCTGCGGTGCCGAGAATACTCTCAACGCCTTGGGCTACATATACTAATTCATTACTTGAATTAACGTATAAACCATTGGACACAGAACCCAATGGGTTTGAAGAATTTGTAGCGTGAAACCTTAAAATACCTTCTTTTAAGTTAATATTTTTAGGTGAACTATAATTCTTCGAAGCTATAGTAGACATATTTTTGTAAGTCTCGTGTATAGTAAGCGGCGTCTATTCCACATACCCACTCCGAGACTATTAAGTTTATTCGAATAATCGACACGGGTGGGCAGGTTACCCTACCCACCTTATGCGATTTTAATAACTATGCTTAGGTGTTGTTCCCTTGAGAGCCAACCCACATTCTGGCAATATCATTAAAGCCATAAGCAAACATAGAGTGTTCAGAAACCTGAATCTCTTTGGTCTTATAGACAGTATGAGTTTCATCAAGTGTAGGTGCCTCTGATTCAATGAATTGAAAACCATTCCAATCATTCATCTTAGAACTATCGAACATAAACCAATAAGCATCATTGGTTAAATAATCGAGAGCAATAATTTTGAATGCTGGTACGGCAGCCGCATCATTATCAAAAGACTCTGGAATCTTGCCAGCCTTAATGGCTCCCAAGATTTCAACAGCTTTGAAGTAAACAGAAGAACCTTTCTTACAAACCAAGGTATCAAGGTTTGCAGAATCAGGATTTCCTCTGGGGTCAACAAACTTAGAGGCAGTCAAATGAGCAGCCTTTAAAGCCGCATAATCAAATGACATATTGTAGGTAGTGCCATCATAAACAATATTGTTCATATCGGTTCCACCGTCTTCTCTTGTGTGGGCGATACTAAATGGTTCAACCCCATCTCCACCTACGTTAGCGATGGTTTTTGTACCAGCACTTCCAGTATGGGTGTATGAAGTAGACCAACCATTGGTAAGTAATTCAGCACACAATTTCTCTCTCTTTCGCAAGTCAGCTTTTTTAAGTTCACCTACGATGTTTGTTAAGTCTCTTTTCTTAATTCCAAATTTCCACATCTGATAAGAGATGGGAAGTAATTTGGCAATCATTTCCTGAGTATACGATTTATCATAACCCTGTACAGGAATATCGGAGGTTATAACGGCGTTTTCACTAACGTAATCGGCTTCGCCTAAGCCAGACAGACTGCTATCTTTCTCATAATAATCCGTTGTAGTCCTGAAGTTAAAATATGATTTATATTTCTCTTCGGGAGTTGACGTCTTAAGCCATATGTTTTGTATAGCTTTATTTACGAGGTCAGCAGCTTGTCCTAAAGTTAAAGGAGCAGGCATATTGTAAGATTATTATTTGTTAAGCAGCAGAAGGTGCGACACCAGAACCAACTAAAATATATCCAATGGCAGAAGTAGTGGTAGAGCCAGGTTTCATTTGCAAGAAGCAAACTTCCTTGACAGTAGCATCGGAATCTGTATCACTGACCGTATTTTTGTCGATTAGTATCATCCTGTCTCCATTGTTAGCGGCAGCGACAGTATTGGCTGTTTGGGCTTCTACTAATTCGTTACCAGTAACAATATAAGCCAATACTTCAGTGTCAGCGGATGTAGCCGCTTCCATACATATTGCCTTACGAGTATAGTGAAGTGAAGCAGCAGTACATGCAGCCCAAGTGGTTGCACCTACACTAAGGTCAATCAAATCACCAGCAGACAGGGTTTGTGCAGAAATGGGGAGTTTTAAACACTCTCCATCTTTGACATCACTAAGGACTTTAAATCCAACCATGTTGTTTTTTTATTAACTATTCAAAATCAGAGTCATCAAATCCCTTTAAATAGGGTTTTAATTCGGGAGAAATTGAACTTTCTTTTGTAACCTTTGCGGTTGTTGTTCCTCCGTGGGCAGCAGTTTTTAGTTTTGTCTGCTGGGCGGCAACAGTCGCTGGGTCTATTTTTGAAGTTCCCACTATTTCGTTATGAATTTTCTCTAAGAGTTTTTTAAAATCCTTAGGATTATTCGGTTTCTTGTAGATAGAGAACTCTTCTCTGAACTTGTCCCAGAGTAAATTGTCTGGGTCATTTTTTGGGTCGTATTCTGGATGGTTTTCAATAAAGTCATCTAAGACTTGACTGTTTGCGTCTTGTGTGGTATCGCCCCTAAAGGCGAGTCCCTCATCTTTGGCAACCACTTTCAGAATCTTCCTGAAATTAGCAATCTCCTCTGGATTATATTGAGAGAGAACTTCCGAATCTTCGACGGGTTCTTCGACTTTCGTCTCCGAAACTTCATCCTTAAAGAATTCGGTTTTCTTTTTCTCTTTTAATAACTTTCGGAGTCGCTCAATTTCAAACCTTCTTGCCCGTTCAACAAGGGTTTCCCCTTCAACGGGTTTTGGTCCAACTGGTTCAGGTACTATAATAGGCTCTTCAACGGGTACTTCAGGGGTTTCTGATTTCTCTTCAACCACTGGTTCTTCGTCAGGCTTTTTTTCGGGGGAAGGTTCCGCAGGTGTTTCCTCAACCTCTTCTATCTGGGGGGGAACGATAACCTCTTCGGCATCGCCATCCTCAGTAAAAAGTTCTTTTACTTCCTCATTCTCTTGTTCCATAATTTTTTACGCCATTATTTTAACTAGGCGGCGAAACCTAGAATTAGGATTAATAAAAACAACCCCCTAAGGAGTTGGATTTATTCTCTAATCAGAAAGCTTGGAAGCGAAATGATTAGGGAATAATCCCAACCCCTTAAGTTTCCAAGCTTTAATAAATTGTAAACGTGTTAAACTAACTTCTTGTCTAACTCTATAATGTCCTTATCCGATAAGGTAAATTCTCCCTTATCATTTTTTTCTTTAATGAATTTCTTTATCCACTCAATACTTTCTTTTGATAAATCAATTTCCCTATCTTTCGCTTTCTCGTTTTTCCAAGTTATTCTATCTACGTCAGTTGTTAATTCAATTTCTTTTGCTTCCTTATCATCTATTCTAATTAATTTTAAATCATCCAACACCTTAGCCATTGTGTCAAGATTACCTTTAAATTGATTTAAAATACCCAATGCTAAAATTCTCTCATTAATTGATAATTTCATGGTGTTTATTTTTTATGTTTAGATTTACCAGCAGCAGACATAGCAATTGCTATAATTTGTTTTCTACTGCGAGACTTACCATTCGCACCCCTCTCTTTGCCAGACTTTTTATTGTCGGCATAGAGTTCTTTTATATTTTTAGAAACGTTATGTGTAAGTGGCATATTACTTCTTATTCTTATTTCTTCTTACTTCTGCTAATCGTTTAGACATCTTTCTATTTAAGGCAATGCTGGCATTAGTAGCCTTTGTTTGTCTAACCATCTCTGGAATTTGTTTGGCATTACTAACAAATTTTTTAACAACACTCTTTATTTTTTTACCCTCCCACTCACGAATTTTAATCATTGCCTCGTCAGCATCATTTAACATTTCTTCACCCTTCTCCGGATTTGTTATTATTTTCATACTATTTAATTCCTAAGTTTTTGGCGACCAACTCGCAGAAATTTTCTATTCCAACGTCTATGTCTTTTGGAGAAAATATTTTAGACCTTATATCTTTTCCACCAATAAGCAATTCTTTCTTGGTATTAGATTTATCTATTGGAACAATTATACTAAATGAAACCATTCCATTTGGAGTGTATTGCATATCTACTCCAAAGTCTTCTCCCAATATATTTTTCGCATAGTCTACCCATTCTTTGGGAATAGACTTGTCCTCATATATTGGCGGAGGTGCATTTATCTTAAATGCCTTTTCTTCCACCTGTGGAGTGAGTGCATTTATTTTATCGAGAAGTTCCTTGCGGTCGTCCTCAACAGTTTTTGCAAGTTCGGTTACCTTGTCTACCAATATTTTAAAGGCACCATCGGTAACCCCTCTTACCCTTACTACTTTTGATTTTTTTATCATAATTTTTTACACCCTGATTTACGTGTGGGTGAACCACGAATTATTTTTAAAATCGACCAGTTCTCTAAAAGTTATTTCTTATTTAAATATTCCTCTAATTGTTCTTTTGTATTATTATCCCTTCCATATTTATTATGAAATTTTAAGTGACAATTATTACAAAGCGTTATTCCATTGTCTATTGCAAGTCTTAAAGATAAATAAGAAGAAAAATTATTTATATGATGAGCCCGTAATCTCCCGCCCCATTGTCCACATTTTTGGCAAGTAAAGTTATCCCTACTAAAGATAGATTCTCTCCACAATTTATATTCAATACTACCTCTAATTTTATGATTTAACGGAGTAATTCCACCCTTATAATTTGGATTGTTTTTTCCCGCTCTGGCAACGGACATATTCCGACGAACACTTTCGGGTAATTTTCTGCCAATATGGCTTTCACTCATTTTCTTTTTAACACTTTCGGGAAGATGTTTCCCTAACCAATATTTAGTTGGATGCCTTTTGTGTCCATCGCTCATATGTTTCTTCTCTATCTCTGTTCTGAATACCCCCCGCCTAGATATACTTAATTTTAATTTAGATTCTGGGGACTTTTTCTTCCCAATCCAAAAGTCATGTAATTTCTTCTTGGCCACCTCACTAAGTTTTTGATGTTTATAAATTCCCCTTGGCATAATTTATTTAAGACGCCTATCTTTTATCTCTTTTATAATTTCGTTAATGTCTATTAAATAATCTAGAGATATTTTCCCCCCCTTAGGAATATCTTCTCTCGCCTCTATTTGTATACGTCTCGAAAATGCTGGTATTGAATACGACTCCCATTTTTCTAATAAATCAGACTGTTGTTCTTCTCCTAAAATTGAGAACATAAAGAATAGCAGGTCGTTCTTATTTATCTTAACAGTAGAAACTATTTTTTCATCCTTATAAAAATTAACCGTAGCGAAGTCCGACTCTTTGGGGTCGAACCCAAGCGTGAAACTTTGTTTCTTCCCATCCACTGGGAATACCATTTCATTTTTATTAGTTAGCATTTTCTAATCGTTTATCCAATTCTTTTATAAAATCCTTATACGCCTGTATGCGACCCTCTCTAAACGCTATATTCCAAATTGTTTGGAATTCGTTCTCACCCTTACAACTAACTTCTAAGTCTATTGTAGAAAGTTCTTTTAATAATTCCAAAACAGAATCGAAACGTTGGTCTCGGTAAATACTTTCTATTTGTTTATCCCGAAGTTTATTCATTATTGATTAAAAAATTTTCCCAAGGCCGTTAGGGGAGCGATTAGAATTTGTCCCGCTAACTTCATTTTTTGGTACAACTGTTTGTGGAACTGGCGGGGTCATATTTTGTCCGAATTTCATAGTTTCACCAGCGGCAGCATTAGCACCTCCTTGCCCACCCTGTTGCCCACCCTTTTGTCCCTGTATCTCTGACATAATTCCAGCGAGTTGTTCTTGTGCTGGGTCAGTAAATAACTGATTCTGTTGTTCCTCCTGTTGTTCTGCTTGCGGGGTTGTCCCTGTTTCTAAAAATTGTAACCAAGCATCTGGAAGCCACCTATCAAAGTCTATGTTGTGTTTAATAAATAACTCCTTAACACCCTTGGCATATAATTCTGGCGGGAACTGGAATAATGGTGAAACCAAATTCCATAATTCGTCTGTCTGTTGTTTTTCTAATTCTTCTGAGGGAGTAAGTAATGAAGTAGGTTTAACGGTTATAATACCCTCCCACTTTAATTTAGATACTGGAATATCTGTTCCTATATTTAAGAAGCGGGTTTCTTTTGTTTCAAAAAGGGTATCCTTTTCTATGTTAAGAGAAACTTCTGGTAAATACGAGGCAGTAATTCCCTCTAATTGTCCAGTTTCTGGATTATTTTGAGACTCCATTTGGTTTGGATTTTTCCCGTTCTCTTCATTAAACAAATCCATTTCTTCTTCTGACACGAACTGCTTAATCTCAGGAGTGCTCAATGTCTGTTGTAGCCAACTAAGAGAAATATATGCTTCATCCGCAAGTACATTTGATATATTATTAATTGGGTCATTCATCCTCTTTAGGGCAGATTCTTTTGCCTGAAGGGTTTCTCCAAGTGTTTTCCCAGTAACCTCTCCCTGTAAGGTTGGGGTAATACCAGAATCGTCATCCATTCCAGCTTTAATATATCTCAATCCATTAAAGGCATCTTCTCCTGGTCCTGGAACATCTAACCAATCTACTTTACCACCATAATTTTGGACACCCTTTCCTGGTTCAATTTTAATTTCGGTAGAGGCATTGATTCCACTCGTGCCAGTAAAGAAAAACATCTTAAATATAGACAAGACCAATTGGTCCATTGTCATATTAAGCATCTTATCATATAAACCTTTTTTCTGTTTTATCTGGTCCCAAAGGCATAATCCATAAGGAGTTCTAGAATCTTTTAATAACCAAGGACCCTGCCAACAAGATAATTTTCCGTCATCATTTGGAAGTGGTCCAGAATATAATAAAATATTAGAACTCGGAACACGAATTGTGTAAAGGTCTTTATTCTTATTTTCGTAAAATTCTATGGTAACCAAATCTGTCCTATTGGTATCCTCTTCATTTTCTCTACTAAGATATGAATTCTTTGATACGAACTGCCAATTTGGATAATCTCCAAACTCTAACTTAGCGGAATCGTAATTATAATCTTTATTAAAACACCAATCGTTCATTGAGAATTGGTCAAATGGACGAGTCATCTCGTCTATCCACGTATTATAAACATCTAGGTTCTCCCTATGGACACCATTAAAATCTGTAATTATCTTTTTCTCATAAACATTCTTGGTGGGGTCTTCGGAATCATATTGGGTTAAAACACTCTTCTCTCTTTTTAAAATCTTGGGGTAGGTTCTTCCAATAGCCCAACCGTATTTAACTAAGTTAAAACAGAATAATTTCAATTGTAGTTTAGACCTATCTGTTAACCAACTAGATTTCCAAATGGCGTGGGCTAAAGCACTGGTTCCAACAAATCTTTTAGAAACGGCAGAAAAAGAAGCCTCTGGGTCTCTGTCTATAATAATGGCCATTGCCGAAAGAACCTTTGTCATTAAGATAGGGTCAGAATTATGTTGTCTCCAATCGTCGGTAGCATTTCCTACCGGAACAAGAACTGACCTTAAGCCAGTCTCATCATTGGCTTCAAGTCTTTTTCCACCCTTTAATTCTTCCACCTTTTTAGGAGTATATTCCTTATCTATGCCCCTCCATTTTTCATCAAGATTTTCTCCAAAGACATTCTTGCGAGCGTCTTTCATGGCAGAAACCCTTTCCGATACGAAATCTAAAATCTCCTTATCTTTCTCGTTCGGAGTAAAAGACTTTTTTGGTTCATCTTCTTTTAGGTTTTTAACAGTGGAATATTTCTTCTGTGACATTTTAGTTTATTAAATAGTGAAATTGTTCTCTTCCTTATATAACTCTTTTATTCTTTTTTCTGCAGCGGTAATTGGTTTATCTGTTTTTGTTTCTCTTAGTGTTTGCAATGCATACCTAATAGAATCTGCACTGTTATGAATAATTATTTTGTCTGTAGCAAAGTTACCAAAGTCAGTTGTTACGTCATAAGTGTCTTCGTGTCCAATAAATTTTACATAAGATACTTTGTGATTGTAATTAGAATATATCGGTTGATATTTCTTTTTGTAACCCATAAAAATTGAATCTATGGGCAAAGAACCCTTAACCCTTCTTCCCTTTACTGCCTTACAATTATTAGAACAAAATTTTCTTTTTTTATCTCGTGCCAAAAATTCTTTATGACAGACTGGACACTCCATTTTAATGAGTGGAGCATCTTTCATTTTAATTGCAACAAGTTTTGCATGTTCTATGTGCCACTTGTGTCCTTCATCGCTTTTGTGCCAAGCCTTTGCTAGATTATTCACAGACAATAATTGAGCAATATTCCTCTTTCTGTATTCATTACTTAAGAATCTTCTATTTTGTTCCTCTCTTAACTTTATTCTTGTTTGTTCTGTGGGATTTTTTCTATTCTTTGCGTGTAAACGACAATGTTCAGCCCTGGTTAATAGTTCTAAATTATCTGGATTATTATTGAATTTATCAAAATCTTTGTGGTGAACATTATTTGTCCAACTATCATTTATATGTCCAATAATGTCTTCATAAACCATTTTTTGGGCAGACATTTTTTCTTTCTTGTGGTTTAAATTTATGCTTAAGTGCCCATGATGGTCAACACAAGTATAAATGGGCATCAAACTTTCTCCGATAGACAGGTCTTTTAATTCTTTATATTCCCCACTCCTTAACATTATTCTGTGGTCTGGGGTTGCCCTTAGAATACTACCGTCATCTAGTCCAAGTTCCCAAATTTCTGCGTTTTTTCTTGTTTTTCTAACATTATAAAATTTAGTTACACCAATTCTTTCTCCATTCCAGCCATAACAATAACCATCTTTTCCAATTAAGTCTCCGATTTCTTTTATTCCCTCGGTTGTATATATTTTTGTATTACCAACCACACAGTGGTCTTCACCCTTCGTATCAACATCATCTGGGTGTATATCGTCAAAAACTAGTGATGGAATTGTTCTTATGGCGTTTATACAGGTATCAAAGAAAACTATTTTAGGCGGTGTATTGTCGTCCCACCTAAGGTATTGGTGCATAAAGTTCCAACCAGCAATTCTATTCTTACTTGACGGAATAAAACCCTCTACACCGTGCCGCATATATACTTCGGCAATACTTTCTGGCATACCAATTTTATCAAAAGCAGAAGAATCTATTACGGTATAGGAGTACATTTCTCCATTACTGAGTTTAGTTATATTCTCTGCGTGCTCGTCTGCATCTCTTTGGGTTCCATAATATTCTCGATAAACGTGAACCTTCCCGTCGTAGTCAATAGCCAGCCAGTAGCAACAAGTTATTCCATTATGCCCACCAACATCTATGGTTCTTATTTTTTTCCATGAAGTGGGAATATCGTATGGTTTAACTACGTGCTTTTCATGACTCCACTCCGTAAAATACTGACCCTCAAACACGTCCCAATCTCCCTCTCTGTATGCTTTTCTAAGTTTTTCTGGAAGAGAGTCAAGGGAAATGATATAAGAGGGGTCTATATATGGATTATCATCTACTTTAGCCTTAATAAAGCAGAATTTATCTGATTCTTTCTCGTTTTTATCAAATTCGTGGTCTATCCAAATCTTTTTTACCCAATTATGTCCTATTCCCCCTGGATTTGTGGCTCCAAGAAACTTTGGTTCTGATATACCCGGCCATCTTAAGCGGGTTCTAAGGTAAGTAAATATTTCTTCTAAGTCATTTGTTAACTCGTCTACGGCTATGGCAGCGAACTCGGCAGATTTATACTTACTAATATTATCTAAATTTCTAAAGGCGATTGTTCCCGCCCCGTATTCTTTCTTTAAAGTAAAATCGTGAGATTGCTGATTATAAGTTCCTAACCAAGAGGGAAATTCAAATTTAATTTTACTTAAATGACGGTCTTCTAGGGTTGGATAATCTTCACAAAATAAACCCACCACTATTCCGCTTATTCCTAACTTAGCATACCAACTGACCAATAAATATACCAATGTCCAACGCAACCAGTAGGACTTTCCACCCGCCATTGCACCTCCGTATAAAATATATTTTGATGTCCTTAGTGCATTAACTGCCTCAGTTTGTTTTGGTGTCCAATGTACCAAGTCAGAAAACCGTATTCTTTCTTCAATTTGTTCTGACATTGGATTGATTTATTGTTTAAGAAATTCTTCTATCTGTTCTCTCGTATTGTTCTGTCTACCAAATATTTTATGAAATAATGTGTGACACCCTGTGCATAAAGTTATTCCATTGTCTATCGCAAATCGTAACTCGGGATATTGTGCAAAGTTTTTTAAGTGATGAGGATTTAGTTTTCCACCCTTAATTTTACATTTTTGACAAGTCCAGCCATCTCTAGCATAAACAGACTCCCTCCACAATCTATATTCTACACTACTCCTTATTGCCTTATTCTCTGGGGTAATTCCACCCTTATAATTCCAGTTTTTTATACTTTTTTGTGAATTACTTTGTCTTAACCTCGTCTCTACTGACGAGTGGGTTCCTATCCGTGCCTTTCTAATTTTTTCTTTAGCTTCTGGAGATTGGTGTGACCCCTTCATTCCCGTGGGTCTTCTACCATTTGCATATGCCAATTTTAGTGCCTCACTAATATGTATATCTTGCTCTTTACTATGTTTATATATACCAGTGGGCATTATTCTTCTAAAAGTTTAGTTTCTTTTGGAGGTTCAATTGTTTCTAATTGCGGTTGGTCATCCATTATTAAAATTCTTGAAGTAACGCCAATCTCTTGTTTTTCCGCAAACTCATCTGGGGCCTTTCGTTGTAAAAACCACTGTGCATTAGTAAGATTCTTGTCTAAATTATCTACCACCATCTTTCTGGCCTTTAGCGTGGGAGATTGTTTCCACAATTCTTTCTGTTCTAAAAATTCTGGATGTTCGGTTTGATAATTCTTTAAAGTAGAGTAGGCAATTCCCGCAAAAAGAGCAGCTTCTGCATCCTTACAACCCATATTAAAAGCGGCCTCTAACATTTTTAAAGTCTCTTTACTGACAACACGAGGGCGGCCCCCCTTGTGGGTATACCAATTTCCACCAACAGTGTGTTTAATCGGTGGGGTTTCTATTCTTTCTTTTACTTCTAATTCGTCCATGCTTTTTAAATAATTTTTTAAACCTATCTTGAACGATTAAGCGGCAAATTTTCTGGGCATAATCGTTTGTTTCGTTATACCTAACAAAATCGTCATCGTTCATTGCCCTTATGTGTCCCTTATACCTGTCTTGTAAAAAATGTAGGAATTCATGTATTAAAACCTCCATTTCCCTATCCCAGGGCAGTTTCTTAGCTATCTCTATCTTCTTACACCACGAATGATACATTCCATTATACCCAAATGGGTCTGGGTCATTCTTCCTCAAATATTTAATTGTAGGAAGTTTTCTCATATTGTGGACTTGCTGGGAGTTGCACCCAGTTTTAGATGGTTTAACGTAGACCATCTTACGAACTGTATCAAGCCCTAATTTGAACCCTCATAAAAATTTAGAATCGTTTGAATTACGTGAATTACGAAACAAATAAAGAAGATAAATCCTAAAATTCCAATTGTTCCACCCATATAACGCGAAATAGAACTTTATTAAAGTCCTTAGAAGAAAACCCTTTACCGTGCACGGCTGTATTCAAGATACATTCAATTGGGTTATATGCGTTTTAAGGTCTTGTCGCCTGACTAATAAGAATAATTAGGTTTGACAAAGAATATCCTTGTCTCTTAATTTATCCTATACTTCATTATAGCATATTATATAGAGTGTTGTCAAGTGTTGTCAAGTGTTGTCAAGTTTTACCAGGCTTTTAGTTTCTCCACCCTAAAACCCAGTATTCATCAGGCTTATTGGAGTTTATTGCCTTCCTTGGTTTAAATTTTATTTTAGTTTCTGGCTAAAGAAAATTATACTAAAGCATTAATTTCTCCACTTGTGGTGGTAAAGGACACTCTAAGGGCATTCTAAGGGCATTCTAAGGGCATTATAGGCATAAGTGCATGGATTGGAAATACTACTCTTTTAGAGGGTAGGTCTATCCCCGTCTATTAGTTTCTCCACATTGCCGCTCTCTTGCCCATATGTACCCATATCCCTATCTATCCCTATCTATCCCTATCTATCCCTATCTATCCCTATCTATTATATATCTATATCAAGCCATTGATACTGCTAAGCGGCACATATCATAACATTACAGAGCTCTACTGTCAATGAACTGTATATCTACCACATATCTACATCCCTATGGTTACCCTATAAGTTACCCTATAAGTTACCCTATAAGTTACCCCATAAGTTACCCTATCTTATACCATAAAATAGCAATAAGCGGGCAAAATATCCCAAAACACCTTAAAATATCCCTAAAACACCTCAAAAAGACCCCTAAAAGTGCCAAGAATGTAGGCTGGCAATGAAATATAGTGAACCTAAATTGACCCTAAAACTAGGTTATACCTAGGACTTGCCTATTTTGGCTAATGACTACTAGGTCAGACCCAGTATAGAAAACCCTTCCTGAGGCATTCTAGGGGCTATTATTATAAACTATTGTTGGATATTTGTCAAATATAGGGGGTTTTTAGGGGTCAAAATGGGCTAAAGTCAATACTAGAGCCAATTCTACAATCTTTTAAAAACCCTTATGGCAACAAAAGAACTCCTATCATATCATTATAATCTATCTATATTCTCAGCGGTTTTGAGTAAGCGGTTTTTGGTAGTGATTACTGGCTATTGAGATTTAAATAAGCGGTGAATTAAAGCAAAAACAAAACGAATTAAAATGCTCTTTAAAATACTATTATATAATAAAATAATAAGCGGGCTCTTTAAGCGGTAAAAATATAAAGGTGGATAACTCTTTGACAAAAAAACTACCAATGTTGTAATAATATCGTAAATAATCGTTATACATAGCATAAACACTATATACTTGACAAAACTACTAAAACAATCTAATATATATAAAATGTTTAAAACCCATTGACACGGTTCTATAACTTGCTATACTTATAATGTTATCAATTAATAAGCGGCAAAGTTTAAACAAAAAATATGTCAATAGAAAAAAATTTGATATTATATGGTATTAAAATGGGAGAAAAATATGAAGACATAATAGTAGAAACAGACAAAATAGAAACAATAGAAAGGGCAAAAGCTTGGGCAAAAAATAATAACTACGAAAAATTAAGGTTTTGGAAATATAATGGTGGCAAGCCAGATTTTATAAAAACAATTACATTCTAGTGATTTTTCGCTTTTAGCTATCATTAAGCGGCTTAATGGTAGCAATAAAGCCAAAAATATTAAAACGGCTTTAAAATATGATTATAAAAACAAGGGGCGGCAAGTTTCCTATATATAAGGACTTGCCAATTGGGTTGTATCTGTTTATATGCGGTTCGGTGTTGTTCGTTGCTTGGCAGCTGGTGAGGTTCGTTAATGGTGCTATTGGAAGCGGTTTATTCTAGGGTAATAATGATAAGGAGTCTTGTGAAAACGATGATAAAACAAAATTGGAGGGAGGGCGGAGAGTTTGCGGTGAGGATAGTAATGGCGATTGTTTTAGGGGGCTCAATTGGTTTATTACTGGTAAAGTTTTTTGAGCAGTTATAAGGTTCTTGACTTTTTCCTAAAAATTTGCTACACTGTCGTTAGTTAAAAATAAGCGGTCGAAAAACAAGGTTATAAATTTTTAAAAAACAACTTTAATATATGGAAAACTTTATACCATTAGATACGTTTGATGATAAGTTTACGCAGGAGAATAGAGAACACACAAAAGAGCAAACAGATATTTTGTGTAGTGCCTATAAGAGTTTGACGGAGTTCTTGGCGGAGCTTCCTTGTGAAATAAATATAGACGGTGCCTATACGGATGTTTTAACTATTATGGAATATGCCAGAACCGGCGACTATATAGATAGGACAAAGATAGAAAATATGGTAGCAGAAGACTATAAGCGGCAACCAAGACCAATTGAAGTAAGGGATATTGATGATAAGGATTATCCTTATGAAACTATATAACATTATGAAAAACTTTATTAAATCGTTTGCGGTGGTTGTTTTGTCAATTTTAAGGGTTTGGTTTTTACTGGTGGGCGGGCTTTTGTCAGTTGTGGGTAGCTTTTTGTCTTGGCTTGGTGGAGGAATTGTCGGTTTCGCTACTAAGTATGCGGGTTATATTAAAAAAATGATATAATATGAAAAACAAAATACAGATAAAATCTGGTTTGGGAGATGTATTATTTGAACTTGAAAAAGAAAATAATACCATTAAGGATACTATATTAGAGGCGGTTGGGTCTGGGGCTAATTTGGCTGGGGCTGATTTGGCTTGGGCTAATTTGGCTGGGGCTAATTTGGCTGGGGCTAATTTGGCTGGGGCTAATTTAACTAAGGCTGATTTGGCTGGGGCTTATTTGTGTAGGGCTAATTTGGCTGGGGCTGATTTGGCTTGGGCTAATTTGTGTAGGGCTAATTTGACTGGGGCTAAGGGAATACCTAAGATATATCAATCAAACCTGTCTATTCTTAATAATCAGGTTAACCCGTTAAGGGCATTTAAATTCTTGGATAAAGATATGGCTTCTCCAATAAATGATAAAAAAATAACCTATGAAGTGGGAAAAGAGTATGCGAAAAAAGTAGATAAAGACAAAAAAGAAGTATGTGGAGCTGGGCTAAATGTAGCCACGCTTGAGTGGTGTATAAGGGAAAATACACTGGGTAAGGGGGCAGTCTTTATAGAAGTGGAGTTTAATCCAAAAGATATGGTCGTCCCCTATTTTTCCGATGGTAAGTTTAGGGTAAGCAGGTTTAAAGTAGTTAGGATTGTACCAAAGAGTGAAATTAAACAAGCAATGAAAAATATAAAATAAAAATATATGAAAATAGATTGTCTAAATAAAAGCGGCTTCAAGAAAACCGAGCAAGTCATTCTTGAAGACGAGAACAAGGGTGCGGTTGAACTTTGGAATGCTTTTATAGAAGTAGCCAATTCACTTAGCGACTTTGAGGATATGGGCTGTGATATTGGTCGTTGCTATGCGGCTCTTTCTACAATACTTCACAAAGTAAATGAGCCAGTAAATAAGCGGCTGATTGCCAAGTGGCTTGACGAGGGAAACTTTGAATATAAAGGGTTAAATGATATAATATAATATGAATAAATATACCTTTGCGGTTTACAAAACTACGATAGAAAGGTTTGAAGTGGTTGCGGAAGATGGCGAACAGGCAACAGATATTATATATGGCAGGGCAGAAAATGACGAAAATTGCGAGTTTGTGGGTCGAGAAGAAATGCCCGACCGCACAGAAATAATAAAAGAAACCGCCATCTTAATAGGCGACGAAGATTTATCAAATAATGAATAAATATGAAAATAGAATTAACAATTGCGACGGGTAGGCAGTTTGAAAATGCCCATTTGTCTGAAGAAATAGAAGCGGGTAATTTTGACGAAGCAATGGCTTTTGCGGAACAAGCGGAAGAGAAGTTTCATAACTGTTTTATCAAAAATGATATCGTTGAGAATGTGGTGGGAAAGCCGATGGATACTGGAAAAGACGAACAATTAGAACTTTAATTTATGAACAAAAACATAAGAAAACTAAAGAAATATATCACCAATAGGGTGGAAAGGTTTGGGGGGGTATCGGTTAGATTGGGGGGTAAAAATGACGAGGGGTGGCTCGCAAAGAAACTCGCAAGAGAAATGGGTATTAAATACACCACAGAGGGTTTCGGATATTATAGGCTATACAAGTAAATCATAAAATTATGACTATTGACGAAATTGTATTAGAATGGTGTAACACAGACGACGGTCTTCACCAAAGAAAAATTGGTCGCTACAATGCGAGTGAAATTTCTTCTATCAAGAAAGGATACTTGAAACCAAAAGATTTCTTTACTAAAAAGAAAATAGACTTATTGGGTGCCAAGCGTATTTCAAGCGGTAGAATACTAGAAACTGGGTTAGAGCAAATGCTCTTGGACTTGAAAATACCACACGACTATAATCCAAAATATGAAATAAAGATAGATGATTTCGTTGTGGTTTGTAAACCAGATTTTATTTTTGAGAACTTTGTGATTGAAACTAAGGCACCTGCTACGGATAGGTCTTGGGAATACTTGTTTGACAGTTATAAATATCAACTTCAAGCAGAACACCTTGTAACTGGTAAAGATGTTTATCTGGGAAGATTTTGTTTAGATGGCGGAAACCAATTTAATGTGCGGTTTAGAAAATATCTTGCGAGTGACAAGGTCTGGGAAGAAGCGGTTGAGATTTTGCGTAAGTTCGACAAAAAACTAAAAGAACTCTATGGACAAGGATAACTACACTAATTACAATACCCTCTTAATGGGAATGGTGGGAGGAATTAAATACGACCTATGTCATATGTATTTGGGATATAAGCAGTATCACTCATTTGAAAGAAGAGCGGCGATAATAAACTTTATACTAACCTACGAAAACTATTTTAACTTTGATAATCACCATATATTAGTAGAGTGGTTCTATGAACTATGTCCTAAGGTAAATCAAAAGTTAGAGCAGTTAGCAATGAGTTTCCTCTGTTCCTATATTCTTTGGAAACTTGGAATAAAAGACAAACCCAGTAACTTTGCGATTGCCGTAGCCAAAAGAACCATAGAATACTGTGGGCATACTGACTTTCTTGATGGGCTAATGTCTTTAGTGGGCAACTCTAAAGTTAAACTCCCACCACTTGACTACGGTATATCAAATGTGCTATAATTAAGTATATCAATTAAAGAATATAATATGCAATCTCTCAAGGATATGTTAGCGGAAAGTGGTATGTCTGATGGCGGAAAGTCGGAATCGTTTAAGATTAAGGAGGGAACAAATAAGATTAGGGTTTGTTCTGATTTTATCTTTCACGAGAGTTCTTTTAAGGGAACAAAAAATAAGAAGTTTGTTTGTTGGGTTATAGACAGGGCAGATGGAAAAGTAAAACCATACTTTGCACCCTATACAATAGTTAAGGCATTGTCTAAGTATCAAGAAGACGAAGAGTATGCTTGGGAAGAATTTCCAATGACAAGAGACTTGATTATTGACGCAAAAGATGCAGGAACTAAAGAAGTAGATTATCAGTGTCATCTAAGTTTAAAAGAAAGTAAACTTACTGATGTTGAATTGGCAGACTTGGAACAAAAGGGTTCTATTAAAGACCTTATAGAGAGAATTAAAGAGAAACAAGAAAAAGAAAATCCAACCGAGCCGGTTATTGACGCAGATGATGAACCAAGTGATTCTGATTTAGATAATTTAAATCCATTGATGGACTAATGACTAAGCGGATTGAAATAACGGATAAAGATTTGTTAAGAATAGAAAAGAGCGGAGATTGCCTCCGCTTCTTTTTTTCATCTCACTCTCGCCCACACTTAGAGAATATTGTTACTTACCATAAAGGGAAATACTCCTGTGACTGTGGTGCAGCAATTCTTAATGGAAATCAAAATTGCGTTCACATAAAATATTTAAAAAGAACCACCATTTAGGTGGTTTTTGGTTTGTGTTCGTAATACCAACAAACCCTCTCTCTGTCTTTCCAGGTTTTAGACATTTCTGCGGTTCGTTTTTCGCTTTCTTTCTGAAACTTTCGTTGTGATTTATTAAACCACCGCATATCTACTTTTCCATTTTCTGAAATCTGTATCTTTCTATTATTTAAAAAAGCAAAGACGTCATTGTCAATGATTCTTAAATATTTTATTTTTTGATTTCCTATAATATTCTTATAAGAAAGTTCTTTTGTATTAAATAAATCTATCATGATTTGTTTGTATTCTAACACCTTTAGGAAACACCCGCCTATGGGACTTTTCCTCCCCATTACTGGGTGTGGAATAGAATACTATGTATAAATTACGAGAACTCGGTCAGCGGTAATTCTATATGTTGATATCCTCCGTTCCTTTCGGAACACTGGCGGTCACCAGTCGCAAGTCCGTAGCGTTGCTGGTTCATCGATTTAATAAGGATAGAGATTTCTCTCCTTTAGGTTTTACACCCCCCGTGCCATAACATTAACGGGTCTTGTATATTGCTTATACCAACACTGTAATTTAATTTTAACTTATAAGTTAAGTATATCACAAAGTATATAGTGTTGTCAAGCCCCCCTTGACAAGTATTTCCCAATCACTTGACTACGACCCCCAAAGTGTGCTATACTTAAGTTATATAAATAAAATAATAGTAAATGAAAAGAGTGGTAGATTACATAGATAGGGATGAAAAGGCAAAAAATATTAGAGAGTTTCTCCACGAACATTCTGAGGAGGTTTTAATAAATTATATCTTTATTAAGTATCCAAATATTTGTGCGAGTGAAAAGTTTTTAGACTTTGCGGCAAAACAATATAAAGAATATAAAAATGGTAAACCTATTCAATGAAAATGAAAAAGTATTTGTAAATAAGGAGAAACCTAAGAATGAAATGTATTCCCTGATTTACTTTTACTTGCGATTACAAAACCAAGAACCCAATCAGGTTTTAGCGAAACGCTACTTAAGGGATATGTCTGATTTGCTTAAACTGGGAACACCCGCAGAGATAAAACTTAGATGTATAGAGATAAAGAAGTATGCGGAAAAACAAGGTATCAGTTGGTCGTTGAACTTTGTTATTAAGAGTTGGGGAAAATCTTTTAAATCCAAAGACGAACAAGCAGAAGAACTTTATTGGAAAAAGTTTCAAGCCGAGAGTGATGCGTTTGATAAGAAATATGAAATTGGAAAATACTCAAAACCGCTTAAATAATTTTATTAAAACAAGCACACTTGACTACGGTATATCAATTGTGATATAATTAATATATGAAATGGACAAAGGAAATGGCGAGGGAATACCAAAAGAAATGGAAGGAAGGCTGGAAGGAAGGCCATAGAAAAATTGTTAATAAATATTCTCGAGATTGGCAAAAAACCGAAAAGGGTAAGGCGTATTTAAAAATACTCGCCGCAACCCCAAATAGAAAGGCTACTCGCAAGAAATATTCTCAATCCCAACGGGGAAAAGAAGTCCTAAAAAGATATAAAATGTGTCACCCAGAATACGGCAAGGAGTATAGAAAAAAATATTATCAACTAAATAAAGAAAAATATACGGAGTATAGAAAAACACATTTAATAAAAAATCCAGGATTAAATTCTCATTATGTAAGTATTTATAGGGCAAGAAAACTCGGTGCGGTCGGAACGCACACCATCGGGGAATGGGAATTACTTAAGAAACAGTATGGATATACTTGTCCGTGTTGCGGGAAAAGTGGACCAAGTATTAAACTTACAGAAGACCATATAGTCCCACTTAGTAAGGGTGGTTCGAACTATATTGAAAATATACAACCACTGTGTAAGTCGTGTAATAGTAAGAAACATACGCAAACGGTCGTATATGATAATAAGGTTAGCTCTTTACAATTTTAAAAGATACTTATGAAAAGAGAAAAACTCCCTATGGGAGAATCTATCAAGGGGGTGCCCGCAATGAAAAACGGAGGAATAATGCCTATTCACCGTTTGAAGAAAGACGACTGGATGTGGTTATTCACGCATCACTGCAAACACGGTCACAGATACACCGAGCACTATTCGTGTTATCTGGCGGACTATCCGAATATGGTTCATCCGTCAGCACTGGTTGAGAAAGTTGGATTTCTCGATATTGAGACTTCCAACCTTGATGCCAACTTTGGTATAATTCTTACTTATTGTATCAAGGTGGGCGGAAAGAAAACCATTCTCACTGGGCAGGTCAACGGAAAGGATATTGCGAAATACCCTTCCGACAAAACGGACACGAGAGTTGTTCAATCGTTGGTAACGGATATGTTGAAGTTTGACCGCATAGTTACTCACTACGGGTCACGCTTTGACATACCCTTTATCAGAACAAGGGCTCTCTATGACGGGGTAGATTTTCCCCAGTTTGGGTCAATCCGCCAGGACGATACCTGGATTATGGCTCGCCACAAACTCAAACTGAACTCCAACCGCTTGGAGACAATCGCCAGAACCATTCTTGGTTCTTCCGATAAAACCCATCTGGAGTTCAAGTATTGGATTGCGGCTACTCGTGGAGATGAAAAGGCTATTGCCTATATTCTCCAACACAACAAGTTCGATGTCACGGACTTGGAAAAGATTTGGCTCAAACTTCGTGGATTTTCACGCTTCACTTGTACAAGTATCTAAACTGTTATGCGGGCTCAGAATAAAAGCCCGCTTAAATGTAATTAAAACTATGCTTATATCACAAGAAGAAATAGAGAATATTGTAAAAAGGGTAATCAATACCTTTACTGTAAACTTTCTTAGATGGGATATTGAAAGCACTGGATTTGGAGATGTAATTGAACAAATTGTTAGAAGAATTGTTGCCCTTGAAGATTATCTTGATATTCATTATGAAGAAAACACCACCAATGGTTATGTAAAGAATAAAAAGGTCGGTAAAAATAAATCTTAACTTGGTTATTGGGTAAGTATGCGGACGAGTTTAAAACCGCAGTTGTAGATGGATTGTTAAAGAAAGAATAATAAGCGGTTTGTGGTGGGGGTAAGTTCATAGTATTGTATATCCGCAGTAGGGGAACACGATATAAATACGCGGCAAGAACGGACACCTTGAAACGAAAGTTCGGTGTCAGTAGTTGGTTCGAATCCAACCCCCCAAACTTTTTATCTGGTAGTTAGCAGCACATTACAAAAAAAGGAGGTGAAGTATGTCTCGCAAGATTACCAAGTCTTGGGATTACTGGTTCCTAACCACAAAGGGTAATGCCGTGTGGGTCAATGTAAAGACTGGGAACATTCTCGTGGAGAGAGATAACCATCTGCTCTACGAGCCGAGCAAGGAAGAGGCAGATGAGATAACTCTCAATGCCATCTTCAATGCCTATAAGGAGGACTAAGATGAACGCCAAAGACAAGCACTGGTTGTATCAGTTCACGAACAAAGCAGGAAAAAGAGTCTATTACAACTGCAAAGAAAATCTCTGGGCAGTTGAGATAGATTATGCCCAACTCATTGAGCCGACCATCAAAGAGACTGCCGAGATTCTCAATTACATCGTTGAAACTCAGATGGACGCTTGGGGAGAACTCTTTGGGGAGGGGGAGAGATGAAAGATACAAGCTATAAGCCTGTTCTCTTTCTTCCTGAACACGGTGTCTGGGTGGTCGTCGGAAACGAAACCAGGCAAACTCTCGTTATGGAGAGTGATGGCTTCGTTAGAGAAATGACCACAAACGAACTCAACGAGTATGCCTTCATACAGGAGGACTACCAATGGGTAAGAGAAACAGAACATCTACAAAGGCATCAAATCATCACCGCCTACCTCGCTCGAAGGGGGGAAAGACTAACGAGTTCAACTGTGTTATGTTGAACCCTGAAGTTCACAAACTTTGGCATCAGATTTTCTCTAATCTGACACCTACAGATATCCAAGTAGAAATCTGTAGGGTGTTCTATGGGTTTGACGAGGGTCAGATGAGAGATGTCCGAGTCGAGAACTTTCTTGATATGGTCTCATCTATCACCGAAGCCAAAGACAGGTGCTAACTTCCTTTTTTAAACAGTTCGGCTACCCTGTATAAAAGTAGCCACTTATATGCGGGTTTCCAGCGAAAGTAGCAACAAGTGCTTAAGCCATAGGCGAACTAAGTAACCTATCCAGCGTTGGGAAGTAATGCATACTTCATTCAAATGGACTGTTTAGCTAAAAGTTTTCCCGCAAGGGAATTGCAGTCCTATCTAAACCGCTACTGGCGGAGCAACACCGCTACCCGCAACTAAATTATTATGACAACAGAAGAATACCATTCTGCGAATATAAGATTAAACCGCTTCAAGATTTTATTAAGTGTGGTTATTTTAATAATTGGAATTGCTAATTTAATTTTACAAATTATAAAATGAAATATAAAAATAGAATGAACCAATATAAACCAGATTATGCAATACCGCCAGGAGAAACAATTAAGGATATTCTTTGTGATGTCTTTGGAATAGGAGAAGGAAAGTTGGAGAAACTTCTAAATGGAGATATTCGCATAACCAAAAGGATTGCCAAAAACATTGTAAACCTGTTCGGTGGAGTTGGCGAACAATTTTGGATAAATGCAGATAAGAATTATATTAAGACCAAAAAGAAACTAAATAAAATAAAATGAAATGGTTTTATGCGGTCGTAAAAATTAAGAACAAATATCACATCTGTGAGATTTATTGTGACGAGGATGGAAAGCCAGCAGAGAAACCACTTTATTCTATAGAAGATAGAAACTTCTCTATAGTGGGGACAAAAATACCCCAATGGATACTTAAGGATTTATTTGAAAACCATTTAAAATTATAAAATGAAACTATGACAAATTACGGAATAAATCGAGTTAAGGATAGTAAAAAACAGTGGAAAGCTGGAGCAGAAACAGGAATTACCTATAAAGAAAACCTACCCACAGGAGATTGGACCCCCTACCTGCCTAAAGACGAAAAACAAAGTGGGGATATAGACGCTCTTGGTTGTGTTAGTTTTTCAGCACTTAACTGTATAGAAACTCAATTGAAATATCTTTTAGAAAGTGGCAAAGTTCCGCAGTCTACGATAGATTGGTTAAAGGACAGTGGTTATTATGACGGATTAGAAGTTAATTTTTCGGATAGGGCACTTGCCAAGATGTCTGGAACTCAGACAATGCACGGTAACTGGCCACCGAATGTTTGGGAAGCCGCAAGGGTAAATGGACTTCTACCCGAGAAAGACTGGCTATCTGATTTCTCTTCTTATGAGAATTACTATGCGGAAATTCCTGCCGTCTTACAAGTAAAAGCAAAAGAGTTTCTAAAATACTTTAGTATAAAATACCAATGGATTATTGTCGGACAACAAGCAGACGACAGTGGAGTTAAAGACGCTATCGGGTTATTTCTAAAACAATCCCCGTTACAAACGTGTTCTCCGGTTTGTCCGTCTTGGTTTTCTCCATTAGTAATTCCCTGCGGAAAAAGAAACGCTGACCACGCCACAATGATTTACCGCATAGTCAAAGATGTGGCTATCTATATTTTTGACCACTATTCTGTATTTAGAAAGGTATTGTCCTATCTATACCCAACCGATTTCGTGATGCAGGGAATTATAGAACCCATTGTCGCCACAGAAACAGTCGTGCCGCACTATTTTCTCAACACGGACCTGCGATATGGAAATAGAAATGAAGAGGTAAAATGGTTACAAGAAGAGTTAATATATCTTGGATTGCTTAAGAGTGGCTTGAATACTGGCTACTATGGAAACCTGACCGCAGAAGCAGTTAAGAAGTTTCTTATCAAATACAAGGTAACGAGTTTGTTTTGGATTAACCTTAATTGCGGAAAGTTTGTGGGTAAATTAACGAGAACCAAGTTAAATCAGATTTTTGCCGCTTAATGTCTAAGGATATTTCTAAATTAAAAAAAGATGTCTGGACTCTGGTCTCCAAGTATGTCCGTAATAAGTATGCGGTCAAGGGGTGCGATATCTGTTATACCTGCGGAATTAAAAAGCCAATTAAAGAAATGCAGGCAGGACACGGAATTGGTGGTAGAAGTAATGCAATCATCTTTGACCTTGACATATTAAAACCGCAGTGCTATGGCTGTAATATTATGAAAAGTGGAAACTATGATGTCTTCCACGAGAAGTTAATTAAAGAACACGGATTAAAATGGATGGAAAAGAAATGGAAATTAGCAAAAACCACTAAGCAGTTTACTGTTACAGAATTAACCGCTTTGAAAGAACATTATAAAGAACTATTAAAACAATGGGAATGAAACAAACCTATACTACAATAGCCGAAGCACTAAGAAAAAACGAAAGTCGCGTATCTAACTTGGTGGTTTTGGGTGAATTAGTTATAGGTTCAAATCTCTCAAAGGAGGGAATTCGCAAGTTGCTCCGCCTATATCGTAAGACGGATTATGACAATGTGGATAAAGAAAAAATAGTAGAGGATTTCTATAAAAAGGGACAACAAATCCGCCCAAAGAAGAATACCTCAAAAACGGGTCTTTTCTGACTTGTGATAGCAAAATAAGCATTTTGAGAATGTAGTATTCAAGCACCTTCCCAACGGTCAACTTTACGGAATTTGCATTCTAAGGGGGTCAAAATGGGTGGGGGTGCCTGTTTATACCTTTTATGAATAACCACCCCTTAAAATGTCAATATATGAAGAAAACCACCCAAGAATATATCCTAACCCACAAATCCACCGTCAAAGAACTCCGAGAGTTAAGGAAACATATTAAGCGGATTTTAAAAGATTATAAAAAAACCTTTGAATTATTAACCAATGAAACCAATACTAAATAAACGCACAAAAAAACCATTCACCATAAAAGACCTACCAGAGATAGTCTCTTGGGTTTATATCAAAGAACACCTCTATATCAAGGATTATAAGCGGTTTTTAAAATGGATGGAAGGACAAACGGTTACAGAGAATGGTGTTTATTCGTGGGACTTTGAAAGGTTCTTGTTGGGTAGAAATCCATTTAGATACTAGAACACACCTTAAAGGTGTTTTGTAGTCCAAATTTTAAAGGATATGAAAAAACAGACAAAGGCAGAATACGACAAACAAAGGCATAAAGAGTGGAAACTAAATAATGTTCTTAGGGTCTCTGAATACGGAAAGGAATATTATAAAAAGAATAGAGAAAAAATACTGGCATACGGTAAGGAATATTCAAAAACTCCTCATAAAATTAGGTATCAGGAAAATCATAAATTGTTAAAGAAATACGGAATTTCTATAGAACAACGAGACCAAATAATAGAATGTCAGCACGGATTATGCCCAATTTGTAATAAACCACTTATGAATAAAAGCGGTATTTTTGTCGACCACAATCACGACACGGGTAAAGTGAGGGGGGTTCTTTGTAGAAAGTGTAATCTTGCCATTGGATTATTGGGTGAAGATGTGGAAACGTTAGAAAGGGGATTTCAATATCTAATGTACGAATTAGTCCATTCTAACACAAAATAGTCAAAATAGTGTTTCTACGTACCCAATTTTGGGTACTACCAGTTCACAAACCGCAGTTGGGCGGTTTTTTGTTTGCAATCTGCATACAATCGTATGTTAACTGCATACAACTAGGCAAATCCCTCACTATTAACATAGAATACTTGGGTGCCGCATAAATACTATATTTTCGCATACCAAAAACTACCAACAATGTGGCAGTCTTGGGGGAATTCATTCCCAAGTAGTTCCTTTCGGATACACTTAGGAGACTTTGATTATGTAGGCTGGAAGACCCCCTATGTCTAGAGTTATGTCTTTATGCTATGTCTGTCCACCATTCCGGATGCAAAAGTTTACATAGCGACCAACCACTATCCACCAGTTCTCTGGTATAGCATCACCTTTTTGACATAATTTAGATGAGCGGCTTGCAAGTAGTTCTAAAGACTAGTGAATAGCGACCCGTCTTTAGTAGTCTTCAAGCAAGGTTATTTAATGGGATTACTTGTGTAGGTTCGGCTAAGTGGTCCCCATAACCGCCAATAACCGTTTCGTAAAGCTAAAATCGTCATATCTATTTGGTCGATATCAACAGAGTGGTCTAAGTCATACCGCCCAGTAATTCGTTGAAATTCAAACCAAGTATTCTCTCTAATCTGATATACTCCACAGGACACACCACCGTCACCGCAACTTCTGTTTTGACCGTAATCACTTTCTTTAGCCATTAGCCAAATCATTAGTTTTGGATAGGCGAAGTTGTAAAATTTACACCTATTGGTTATGATTGTTGAGACCTGTTCGTTTGTTAAACCCTTAAGGCTACCGTAGGACACTTTGTCCAATAGTGCTTGTTCGGGTGACTTAATTGGGGCAAGGGCAGATACCACATAGGCAGAACACATACACAGTGTTAAGACTATTCCTATTGAGGTAATGATTGTCCGCTTAAAAAATATTCATTTATTTTCCGGCATAAGGAGCATTTGAATCTCCTTTATTAGCGAAGTAAAAGGTGAACGCCATTGAAGCCAAGACCATAAAGTCTTTTGGGTCTATCTTCCCAGTAAACAACCCAGCAATGGTTGATAGGCACATCAGGACAAATACAATCTTTGAAGCAGATTTGATTATTTCTGACATATTCATATTTAAATTTATAACCCTTATTAAACTCTCTATAATCCATTATAGCACAAACGCTATAGTGTTGTCAAGCTACTTTAAAACTAACGCCATTATCCCTCCGACCACGGCCGTAAGAACAAGGGCAATAAATCCATAAACCGCAGACTTAACATCCTTGAACTCGGTTCTGGAAACATATTTAACATCTGCACTCTCTATAAACCCATCTATTTTATCAAGAATTTCTTTGTGGGCGACCGTATTTTCTGAACAACTCTGTTTGAAGGCACTCTTAAGCTCACCTAAACCCTCCCCTAGGTGTTTTATTTCCATCCCAAGTGAATTAATTAATAAATCTTGCTTACTATCAGTTTTCATAATTATTTAAGAAGTTCTTTCATTTGTTTATAAACTTCTGCGGTTATTATTTTTTTATCCATTAAGTAATTAAAATAGGAATCTCTCTGTTCGTCCGTATCTAGAAATGAAAGTTCTTGGATAATCTGCTTTGCTCTATATCCGCCCGTTACGGGTAGGGTTAAGAGGGCCTTGTCCGTAGAAGTAACTTCCACGATTTTCATTCTATCCTTTATGTTTTGAATACTTGCTAATGGGTTATTGGTTAGAAATACTTTCGCCTCACTTTCTATTTGGGCAGTGGTCTTCCCACCCCATCCAGAAATCATCTCGTCTATTTTTCTATTTTTGTCTACAGATTGACGGTAAGAAGAATCTTTAAGGGAGTTTATTCTATCTAATTCATTATATGCAGCCCTAACCTCTGGAAAAGAGTTTGGTCCGGCAATCGTTGCCCTAAGAAAATTGGCAACACTTGGTTCTATTTTGGTTAAAACATTTCCAGCCTTTGTCTTTACTTCTCCTTCGTTAAATGCCGCCAAACCAGTAATAGTCTTTTTCGCTTGTACGCCCCCTGGAATTAGAGCAATCGCAGGATTCTTTAATAATTTCCATGCGGGCATATCTCCAGCCCAAACCGATGCAAAATCTGCTCCAGTTGGGGCTATTCCACTAAGTGGAATTCTTCTCTGCCAAACAATATCTGTAAAGGGAAGGTCTCCGGCAATTTGTTCCATTGACTTATAAATTCTTCCCATTGTGGGTAACCCTTGTCCTACCGTATTCCCCTTTCCTGCAAGAGTTTCAACTGTATAGATTGGGTCTACTGCTGGCCTTCTACCAAACACTTTCTCAAAAACATTATTAAGGTAGTGCCAGAAAACAAATAACATTACATATGCGACTGCCCTTCTCCAAGGGTTCTTATACATCTTAGGCATATCTTTTGTCATAAAAGAAAACTGATTATTCGGTTCAACACTAAACTGGGTAATGGGTTGAAGTGCCTTTACTTGATATATAGAGGGTAGATTACCAAAACTTCTATCTGTAATAGATTTTCTAGCGTATGCATCTGCGTCATAAATAGCCTGTTCTGGCGACTTGCCCTGGTCTATTCCCTCTTGATATTTAGAATAAACTGCCATACGGGCAGAAAACCTATCGGTAAATCTAAATCCGCCATTGGTCGCATATGTAAATAATTCCCCCGAAGTCGGGTCTATATTATCGGCAGGACTTTCTAATGCACTCCTGTTAAATAAAAATTCTGACCTTTGTCCGTCTATATCCCACAGTTCGGTCCCATATATTTTTTTCTTTATTGGATATATAATAGCATCTATTGTTCCCTGCGTAAACGCTTTTGCAGAGCTGGTTGAGAATGTCTGTCCCACCGCAATAAAGTTAGATATTTGAACAGAAAGGTTACCGACGACGGCACTTCCACCCCATCGGTGGGTAAGCCATTTAATTATTCCAATACTTTTGTTAAGGTCATTTCTCATTAATTGAATGTCTGCCCCAACCGCCTTTCCAGACATTAAATTTGCCTGAGAGGTAAGTTCATTTATTAAATTAGGAAGGCGAACATCTATTGGATTAACCTCTTCAGATGCCTTAAGATATTTTATTAATGCCCTTATTCGAAGAACACTATCGGTATGGAATAATGGTGTGGCAACAGAATCTATGTAATTCTCTAAACCAGTAACGGCATCAAGTTTTGTAGTTCCTCCTTTTCTATGCAGAAAAGTAGTACTCGTTGGTGCCTTCGGTTCTATATATTGATATCCTTCTTTAAAAGATGCGGGTAAATCTTCGTTTTGAGAGAATATTCCATTCTTAGAATTAATAAGAGATTTAAAATCTCCCATATGCCTAAAATAATTAGGTAACTTGGGAATGGGCTTAAGATTACTCTCTATCCTCATCTCGTTAATAGCATCTATAACCCCATCATAGAAAGACCTTGCCTCGTCTGCATACTTAACCACCTTTTCCCAATTTTTTGTTTGGGTTTTTAACTTTTCAAGTGAGATGGCTTTCTCTCCATATTGTTGAACCAGACTACTGTCCGTAGAACCAGTATGAATGTTATACGCTTCTGACAAATATCTAAAGTATTTCTTTCCAGCGGCTTTCCATTCTTTTAATGCCATATTATTCGTGGATATTGGGTCAATAATATTCTTCATTATTGCCCGAAGCTGTTTAGGGTCTCTAAATGCCCACTCAAGATTTCTAGTAATAGTCTCCCTATGGGAATCAAGTGCTATTACATCTTTTGTATTTGAAAAATCTAATTCAAGATATTCTCCCCCAGGAAGAACCATGGGCTTGGCCACAAACCTTAAGACATCTGCTGGCAATGAAGATTCTGCTCTATCTAAAATAACATCTACTGGAGACGGTTCTAAAACAACTTCTTTTTCAACCTTGGCGGGAACAATCTCTTTCTGGGTAGCCCCTGAAATTTTTTTCTGTGGAATTGTCTTAGGTGCTTTTGGAGGTAATTTATCTACTAAATTAGTAGTATCACCAGCAAATCTACCCATCTTGTTAGTAATTAGGGAATCCACAATGTATTGAGCCCTATTGCTATCAAGGCCCCGCTTATTATACATTCTATAGGCCTCATTAAGTGGGTGGACTTGAACTGGTTTAGTTGCAGGTGTCTCTATGGTGGAGGGTTGAACTGGCTGGGGAATAATGTTAATCGGTTTTCCCTCTATTAAATGATTGCCTTGTGCAGGGTTAAACACAAGAATATTGCCGAGCCCACCACTTAGATAATTTTTATCTATTTTAATCTTCTTACCAATGGGCAATAAAGATATTTCGTTTTGGTCAAGACCCAGACCAATTGGGTTAAGGGAAAAATGTGTTTTTCCGTCTGGGGAAATATAATTTAAAGATTTTTCTAACCCCAACTGCTCATCAAGTATACTTGTGTCAGCATCTTCGGAAACAGTTAAATATGGGTTTTCTTTGAACCCTGGTACTTCGAATAATTGTTTCAGTTGGGTTCCCCCAATGGAAATTTTTTTCTTAGCCCCGGAATCAAGAATAGGGGTATACCCACCCCCTTCTCCTGGTAAATAGTTATCGGCGGAAGGGGTTCCCAAATATAATTCATCTGTAACAGGACTAGAAATTATTTTTTTCTGTGTAACCCTTTTTCCCGCAGAAAGGTCTGCATCGGTAGCCATTGTAGTTGTTTCCTTTCCGTCTACAATATTAGAGAGCATATATTTAATAACTCCCTTTTTGTCCCTTGTGGCACCCAATACCGTGAAATCTTTTCCCTTATATTTAACTATCTCTCCGTTTTGATGGACAATCTTATTTATATCTGGTTGATTACCAACCTCTTTAACAGATAAACCAACGGCAGGTTGGAACTGTGTAGTTGCGGCAGTGGTAGGTTTTCCAGTAAACATCTCTCCTGCGTTTTGTGTAAGTAATCCAACCCCAGGGGCTTGATTTAAAACTGGTTTGTTAAATAACTCACCAACTGGACCAATGGGTTTATTTGCAATAAAATTGGTTATATAATCTTTTACATCCCGTGGATTTATTTTGCCATTGGTCCCAATATATGTATAGGCATTATTATAGAAATCTTTCCAAGCAGTCGCCTGTTCCGTCACTGGCATATTTTGAATTGCCGTAGCAGTTTTGTTTGCAGTATTAAAGAACTCTTCTGGGGTTTGTGGGTTTCTGAAATATACATTAGCCCTTACCTTTGCACTACCAAGGGCAGTATTTTTTGCCAACCCTTGAAACATATTAGTTGTTATCTTTCCTGCAGTTGCAAGTGCAAGGGCGGCACTGGAGATTGAATATAGTGCACCAACCCCCTTGGCACCCCCCTCACTAAATCCTTTCTGTTTTGCAGAATTATAAAAATTAAAGTAATCATCGGCAAGACTGTCTACTTTATAGTTAGTAGTTTTAGGAGCAATGGAGCCAGTTTTAATTGTAGAATAAATATCCTTAACCGTATTTACCACCTTTTCTGGTAATTCTATATTCCATTTTAACATTTCACTAACTGGAATAGGAACCGGTGGTGTCCATTGTTTGTCTAATCCGCCTATGTGAGGAAGGGTAATATTCGTTAATGGGGGCGGGGTAGAAACTTTAGGATTACCAAGATATTCGTTTCTAGTTTGAATATTTTTAACCACACTCTTGGCAGTGGCAACTGTTTGTTTAACCATTTCTGGAAGTTTTTCGACAACTTCCTTACTATTTGGCACCTGAAAAGCGCCCGTCTTTTTGTCAACCGTTACGGGTTTAGGAATTACTGTTTTCTTGGCAGTATTATCAATGGCTGCTCGAGCAGCAATACTCTGTTGAGTAGCAATAGTCTGCTTAATTACAGATGGCAGTAAGCTTAAATTAGTTGTTGCCTTTTTAAGTATGTCTTTTAAAATATTCGCCATTTTGTTTATTATGGTTTTTTGCTAAACCAACTCTTTACGAAATCAACTGCGTTTTCAATGTTTCCCGTAGTTTTGGTCTCCTTATTTATATTAAGAGGGGTTTCTTCTGCGGGTTTTTCTAGTTCTTCTCCGGTATAAATATCATAAATCTTACCAGTATTGGGGTCAAACATTACGGTTTTACTCTCCCCAAACAGTCCCGTGCTTATAGAAGTTGGATAACGGCTCTTTGGAGTAGTCGATGTTTCTGTTTTATTTTTAGCAAATTCAGCCCAATCGGCTTGGGTAAGCCACTTAGAAACCCTCTGAACTTGTTCAAAGGGAACGGTCATTCCATTTCTCATTGCGTCTTTAACAACTGCCGCTTCTTCTTCTGTTGGTGGTAGGAGTTTATTAAAATCTTCTCCATAGGTTGTTTTCATTAAATCCATAATATCCCCCATTTGCTTTATGCGGGTTGAAAGTGCATCTATACTGGGAGAGTACATTTTTGTTTCGTTCTGAAGGGCGTTCATTTTGGCGTCAGGAGAAAGGGTTCTTGCATCTTCGCCAGTAAATTGGGTTTGCCCTGCCGCAAAAGATTCTCTTTGTAATCCAGCTTTCTGGGCTTCTGCCTCTTGTTGTTTAACCTGGGCGTTTTTAAGCATATCCATAATACCAGTAGATAAGCGGGACATTGGGTCTCCTTGTGGTTGTGGTTGAGAAACCTGAATTGGTTTAGGAATTAAACTAGGGGTAGTAGGAACACTTGAATATTGGGTAGCCGCATTTTTATAATCAGTAAATGGAACCGCTGTAATAGAACCAGAATAAAGTCCTTTTAAAACATTTGGGTCATTAACACCCGCATATCCTTTATCCGTTTTCTCAAAAAATGCACCCTCGGGAGTTTTGTATATAGTTGCCATATTAAATATTATATTCGTTCAAATAATTATATTTTAAGAGGTCCGCATACTCACGTTTCTTATTCGCTTGTTCGTATTCGAGGGAGCCAGTAATCCCACCAGTGGGAGAATATAAATTAGAAGAACCCGTTTGATTTACCCCACCCTTTCCCTGTAAAGATGCCGAATATGAAGATAATTTGGGAACAGAAATACCACCCAAATTAAGACTACCGATTGTTCTTTCGGTTTCGTTTAATCCTTTTTGGGCATTATATCTTGTTGTGTTTTCTAAAGAAGAAAGGTCTCGTTGAGCAGAGCTTTGGAGAGATTGTTCTCTTGCGGTTCTTCCGCCACTAAAAGTAGTTCCTTGGCTTGCTTCGGATTCTCTTTGTAATCCAAGCGATTGTCTAAAAGAGGCATTCTTTTCTGCCGCAGTTAGTTCATATTCTTTTTGTAAATTATCAAAACTTGAATTAAGGTCAGATTGAATTGCCTTTATTTGCTGTTGATAGTAAGGGTCAACTTCTGCGGATGCTTGATTAGCCCATTGAGCGGCTTGGGCAGGGGTAATGTCATTAGGGGTAATTTTCTTCCCACTGGCTATCCATTGGTCAAGCAGGTCTTGGTAGGACTTTAATATTCCACCAACTGGGTCTTCGGGATTGTCTCCTGGGCTTTCTGTGGTAACTTCTTCGGGAGGGGTATTCTGATTTACATTATTTGTGGGTGCAGTATACTCTTCATAGGTAGCAACCGTACCATCTTGATTAAATGTAAGGTTTCTATATCTTTGTGGATTCTGAGAAACAGACCTTTCTAGATTTGCCCTTGTAGTTGGATTTACGTCTGTAAGACTTTTTGTGGTCCATCCAGAACCAGAAGAAGTAGAAGAACTAGATGTAGGTAACCATCCACCCAATAATTTATTTTGCAAAGCTAAATTGTCTGCAGCTGTTCCAGTTGTTAATCCAAGGGCACTGGCTTGGCTCCATGGTTTGCCAGTTAATCTTTCCCAAGTTTGATATGGTAATTCTCCAGATGCAGTAGTTGTTGTTTGCGTGGGGGTAACATATAAACTACTGCCACTAGAAGAACCACCACTTGAGGTGGTTGGGGTTGAAGAAGATGTTGGAGTACTTGTCCCAAAATAAGCGGCGGCCGCAGAAGGACTTGAATTAACAATGGACTGTAGCATTGCTTGTTGTGAAGGAGTTAAACCTACCGAAGAAACTTGTGGCATATTATATAATATTATTTATTTAAAGAATTAAAACGATACACACAGACATTTGCCTTCATCTCAAGTATTTCTTCGGTAAAACCATCTTCCCATGTAAGGTGATGACACAGTTCGTGAATTATTATTTGTCTAATTTTTTGTGATGGATATGTTATTAAATTATTATCAAAAACTATAAGGTTGTACTTGGGAAGATAACAAGCAATATATTTTCCTAAACAATATATTTGTTTTCCGTTTTCTATCACCTTTATATTTAAAGTATCGAAACTTCTTGCAACTGTATTAAGGGGAAATAATATTAATAATAATATAATTAATTTTTTCATAATTTACCAAGTTGAAATTGCGGCTCTTTTCCATGTATCCGTTGAGGTACAAACATATATATAAGAAGCATCCCAACAAATATCCCCCGCAGTTCCCGTTGCTCCAGAATTTGCAGGTGTTTTACTAACGGCTAGATTTAACAATCCATTAATGGTTAATTTTCGGTTTGTGGCCGTGTTGGAAAATACCCCTGAAAGAAGGTTTCCAATAACAAGTGTATTTGAACCATTTCCTGTTACGTCATAGCCAATAACAATCTCTCCCGAATCACCATCGGCATTAGCCCTTGTGGCACATCCTAAATAAATAGAACCAGTGGAAGTTTTATTTTGTCCACCATTAGTATAATATGTACCCGCATGAAATCCAATGGCCACATTCAGACTGCCCGTGGTAATGAAAGAGAGTGCGTTTTCCCCAATGGCAGTATTTTGATATCCAACGTCATTATCATAAAGAGCCGCATGACCAATTGCAGTATTTTCAAAACCAGATGTAATGGAATAAAGGGCAGCGTTACCAACTGCAACATTAGAATATCCAGCTGTAATATTGGTACCACCACCTTGTCCCACCAAGGTATTTCTTTTCCCCAAACTTAAGCTTTCGATGTTGTCAATGATAATTTTTCCAAAGGTATCATTATCTCTAAATGTTGCATAAGAGCCAGTTAAATTAGCATCGGAAACATTGTCTGTATATGTGGTGGCGGAGTTGTTTCCTATGGTTGTCAAAAGATAATAATCAGCTCCCCCTGCTTTTGTTCTGTAAATCTTTCTTGACGAAACGGCACTAGAAGAGCTGGTGGCAATATTGGTTAAGTCTACTTGTTTATGGGTGGCGTCTACCGTTACTTCATTAGATGCCGTCCCCAACTCCGTTTCCCCAGTAGTGGTTACAAATGTCACCGCATAAGAATGGGTTCCGTTATCAACATTTCCAGTGTTTGTAACAACAAGTGTGGCAGTGCAAGCTGTGGGAAAGGCAACAGAAGTGAATTTAATGCACCCACCCTCTTTTAATAATACATTGGAACCATAGTCTAGTGTTATACCATTAGTAATATTTGAATAAAGGCTTAAACCACTTATGGTAGTATATTGTAAATAACTTGTGGTTGTACCAATGTATATTTCGTCTGAAATAAGTTTTGCCAATTGTGTTCCAGTTGTATTATAAATAAATAAACCCTTTTCTCCAGTATCTGTGCCCAACCGAATAATTGTATCATCAGAAGCATCTTTTACTAAATAAGAGGCATCATTTTGAATAAGCCAATCGCCACTTACGTACTCAGAATCCCCATCAATACTTAACATATCTCCTTGTCTTGCCCAAAATCCATAATTAGAGACTCCCCAATTACCACTCCCATCATGTTTTGGTAAACCATTTAAATAACCCATCACAACCTTTTCATTGGTTGCGTCAAATATAGACACCCTTAAAGCAGATTGATTTAATTCTATTCTAGCACCAGTCGAAGATGATTTTAGCATATCACTACCAATAACCCACCCACCGATTGTGCCTGCAATAGAAGTTATATTTCCATTAGTTGCATCTAATTTAAAATTTTGAGTATTTGAAGATAGTCCAAATAAACCCGTTTTATCAAGATATATTCCCGTACCAACTGAGACACCAGTTGGCGGCGTTGTTCCAAATGCTAAAGATGCTGCCGCACCAGAAGTTAGTAATAATCCAGTTGAACTTATTGAGGTTGTTGTAATAGAAAATCCACCAATAGCACCAGAAGTTGCCGTAATTGAACCAGAAAGGATTACACCAACGGCTCTAATTATTCCATCCGAACCAAGCTGCCACCCCGCTGAACCGCTTACAAAAACAGCAGATTCATTAGTATTGCTTGATTGTGAAACAGAACCAACAATAGAACCGCTCCCAATAGTATCAGGGTCTATTTCTCCCACGCTGGGAATCTCAACCCCCAATTTATTTAAGTGGCGGTCAAAACTTTCGTATAATGTAGATTGGTCAGCCATTATCCTATAATTTCACTATTATTTTCTAACAACTCTAGCCCCGACCACACAAAGGGTTCACCCACAGAAGAGCCACTTAATCTAAACCAAATCTTATGTCCCCTGATATTACACCTAAGCGGTTCGCAACTCTTGCCTACTTGACTAATTGGCGACCACTTATTTATATTATCGCTATCTACCCGAGAAGAGAGCAAAGAACCCTCTGCCCCCACGTGAATTGCTGAAAGTTTGGTTATCAGTTTTGTTGAAGAGAAAATTCCGTCAAGCGTATAGGGTCTTGTTATAAGCGAGTAGGTAATCGCAGTTCCATTGTCAGTGTTTCCAGTATTCATTTTTAAAACATTACCAGAAGAATCGCCCGCTAAATAGTAAAGAGTGGTTCCGTCATTGTAAGGAGAACTAACCACAAATTTAGTTGGATAAGAGTAGGTAGTCCACACTTGGGAAGAAATGGTATAACGAATAACTATATTAGTATGGGTAATTCCATTCTCTGTTATATCTCCCAAAGACCAATATATATGGTTTCCATCTTGCCAACCGCAAACATTCTCATATTGCGATGCTGGTATATTCTTTATAAAATCTATAATTGGTTGAGAGATATCTAAAACGCCGCCTTCTTGATAGCGATAAATTCCCGTTGGGTGAAAGAAATAAACACCGTCTTTAGCATCTACCACACTTTCTTGGGAATATGTTCCTACACTTATCTTGGGGTCTGGGTCTGTTTGAGAAGTAGAATAAACCCTATAGATATGATTTTGTTTAAACACAAGCAGAGCATTCTTGTCTCTTTTAAGTGCAGTTATATTTTCACCATCTTGAGGAGAAATGTCAATCCAGTCGCCAGTAGTATTGTCTGTATCCCAGGTTATGGCAGGAATGGCTTCCGCAGAAGGAATTGAGGAATAGTAAATACGGTCAGGGTAGGTTACATTTCCTGCTACCCACATACGAGAACGATAGTTTTCTATATATTTAGCAGATGGCGATTGGTTAGAATTTCCAGTCGTTGTAAAAAGGTTTATAGGATTTCCGTCCCAAGTTACGGTCTGGTCTGCTCCATTAACCATAAAAACATTATTAAGAAAAGTTGAAAACCTTGCCTTCTGACCAGTCGTTACTGTTCGTATTTCCGTCCAAGTCCCACCGCTTAAATAATAAACCTTGGTTCCCACGACGGAAATTAACTGGCTATTAGAACCAGAACTATCTCGAAACTCATAAAGTCCAAGGAGTGTCCCGCCAAGATTGTTTCCAAGCAGAGTTGTTCCCTCTCTTAAAGAAACCGAACCTATGCGGTCGAAGTTTAGATTTATCGATTCCGAAACTGCCTCCATGGGCATTTGACTTTCCGATACCGCCGATGGGGTTATTAGTCCAGATTGTAGATTAGTTAATTGCGAAATATCCATATTTAATTTATATCAGGAATTAAGTGAATTTCTTGTCCCAACATTTCTTTTAAAATTAAATTATTCTTTCCCTGTAGCCAAAGAACATAGTCGCCATCTTTCTGTGGTGCTAATTTTCCGTTACTCTTTAATGCTTTAATTTTATATTTAAGATAAGACACGAACATATCAATTTCTGGCTCATCTAATATATCGGCATCAGAGTCATATGTAGGCAAGGTGGAATAATAATCTAAATAGATATTTTCTCCCGCCAAATCATCGTCAAAAGGACAGTTAAATACTATCTTATGATTTTCTGAATCAACACTAAATGCGGACGGAAAACCAAAACTTGCGTCTTGCCAAACGTCTGTAAGGGTAGTGTGTCCAGTAGCAACTATTCCAGTTACTCCAGAGACTACATTAGAAGAAAGGTCATTGGCGGTATAGGCAATGGTATCTATTGTAGTTTCTGTATCTGCGGCAGCGACATCTATGTTTCCACTATCCAAGAAATCTCCAGAATCCGTTAGGGTAATGGAAGTATCTGCGGTAAGAACCGCACCATTTAAAGTTGTGTGAGCAACACCATAATAATATGCCTGCAAAGCATTCCAGTCTACATAAGTAAGTTGCTGGTTATCTTTTCCTATTCTAACACCAAGAATATTCTTAACTGAGTTCGGGTCTCTTAAATCGGTTGGTATGGTAGCGGTATTTGTTCCAGGAACAATCCCACCCAAGTTATAATTGGTTTTAGTTCTAAAACTATATCGCAATACCTTTGGGTCATTGTCAAGTTCTCTTCTACCCTCCCACAAAGATTCATTTAAAAACTCGTCAGTGATTAAGTCATTAACCTTTTCTCCCATTTGAGAGAGGGCACGGTTCTTGACCGCATAAACTGTATTATAGGCATACTCACCAACCGCAACATCAGAATAGTCGGAATAAAGGGTTGTAGTTGAATTATAAAATCTTGCCTTATAATAGTCGGTAGAAGCATCTGCGGTTCTCATTACGGAAGTCCAAAGAGTGTCTGTTTGAATACCTACCGCAGAAAGTGCCGCATAGGTAGTTCCATCAGTAGACCTGCTTACGACAATCTGATTAAAGGGAATAAAGGTTATCTTGGTTCCTCTTGGGTGAACAAAGGTGGTAGCGTCTGTTACTATTGTCCCCGTAGAAGTAGATGAAATCTTTCTAATTTCAGAAGTTTCTTCTTCCCAACTTCCAATTAAAACATAGTCTGTAGCAGTAAAACCGCCTTCAGATATTACACTTAAAGTAGTCTGCCCCACCGCCTCATCTCCCGATAAATAAGTAGTTGGTAAATCAGAAAGGTCTGGGTGTTGTACAAAAACCTGTATACCCACCCCTACCCCATATTTTGTTTTTATTACTGGTTTCATTTTATTTAAGTTAAAAATTGAGAAGGATTCTACTTGTCCACCGAGGATTGATGATATTGTTATCTGTTGTATTTAAGTGGGGTTATTTGAGCAAGCTTAATTGCATATTTATTATCTTTCATCTGAATTCCATTTTCTTCTTTGTGGCATTTCTTGCATAAGGTTATTCCATTATTTATATTCCATAATTCTTCGCATAATTCAGCCCCTTCAAGCGATTTAATTGCGTTTTCTCTTATTATTAAACTGAACATTTTTATATGATGTGCCTCTATTTTACATCTTGTTGCACCACATTTTTGACAAATATAATTATCTCTACTAAAAATATCTGAACGCCACTTACTATATCTAACAGAATTTCTTATCTGAAAACCCAATAAGGTTATACCCCCTTGCCACATACCGTTGGCCTCTTTTCTATGTATTCCTGTGGCAGATTTTCTCATTTTTCTAATTGTTTCGTCACTACAAAGACCTTTCTGCCCCTTATTCCAGCCAACATCGGTTCCATTCTTTCTTTTAGTAGCCCACTGTTTTATCTGTCTTTCTTTATAATCCATATCA